CAAAAGGAAAGGTAGGGGAACCTGCCACTTTAGACATTTAAATCCTAACCTCTCCCCTGCTGAGTGCCGAGTTTACTCGGGTTTTCCTCCTCCCCCTTCGCTATGTTCGGCTGCTCTATGCAGCTGATTTAGCCTAACGGACTAGTTCAAACTTGTTACCCCTACATGAGTTTTACAATCACGTGCACCGCGATCTTAAAATGTCTTCCAAAAACAACACAAAGCAAACAACAACTGTTAGTCTTGGAGGTCAGGGGACCCAACCAACGACATCTACGGTCGAATACAAGACTGTGGGAGATACTTTTCTCCCTAGTCAAGTAGAGATCAAGTACCCAATCGTCGCTTCCAGCATTCCACAGACCAGTGGAAAAGCTGCTCTGCAACCTTTGATGTCAGCTACAATAATTAATATTCTCACAGGTTTTGTTACCGAGTATGGACAAACTTTGACTATGGATCTTGCGGTGGCCATGAACGAATGGCTTTCAGATTCAGTTGAATTCACTTTCAACGAATTCTCTACCGCTTTTCCAGATGTTGAGGTCTCTGTCCTTGAGAAGATTATGTTCGAGTTGACTCTGTACGGCATGATTCAAAGGGGGAGTGTGTACATTCTCCCTAGAAGATCTTTAGGCACTATTGCGCCGATTTGGCGCAATGAAATTCACGCTGTTAACGCATCCGTGGAGGCTTGTTCTTCTCATGCTCGTGCTTTAGGTGCTCGTGAGCTTCCAGCTAGTCACATCCCAGTGGTTACTGCGCTCAACGACGAAGGTGAGAACGTCGCTTATCGTGACGTGACACCAATGGGTGCCCACCATTTACTGGTGGACTTCGAATGCGTTAGCATTCTCCCCGAACTAGATAGGACACATGCTCCCGTCGAGTTCGGTGATTGTTCTATGGAAGTTAAGAGACGTATTTTATCCATTAAAACACCTATCTCTGTCTCTGTCCTTGCTGATTTGCTTGGGTTCACCAAGCGTACTGTCAGGGACAATGTCCTTGGTTATTCCATTAAAGTTTTCGACCGTAACCGTAACCTTGAACATTCGGTTCACATCTTTAATGGAGCTCGTATGTCCGGACTTTATATCACAATTTGGGGTCAGGCCCAGTTTGCTTCCAGTGGCGTCTCTCAACGGCGCCATTGCAACTGGCCTATGCACCCTACCCAGCAATGGTTGGGTAATCTCATTAACATTCGCCCTAAGCTAGCGGCGGGTGTTATTGAGCGTGGTACTTTAGTCGCTGCTTGGGCCACCAACCCTGGCGGAAGCAGCACTCTGGCCATTGGAACCCCCAGTGTGTCAGCACCTATGGACGTGGGTGTCTGTGAGATTGGGAAGGGTTCTCCTCTTCCCATTCTCCCTCCGGGTCGGTTTATAGGAACCGCACTTGCCATTCCAGTTGGCAAGCGACCGTCTTTGACTCGTGACGAACCCTCTCAGTCAAAGAAACGAAATGTTAAACAACACGCTAAAGAACTTGTTGTTTACTCAGAGGATGTTGAGACCAAGTCTTGGAAAATGGCTTTTGTCTCACTCATGCTTGCTATTGTTGCCGGCATGTCGGTTACTTACAGTTTGTACAAAATTTCCTTAGGGCCTTTGTTTGAGCTGACTAAAACCGCTCCTCCTGAGTTTGTTGTTCTTTACTCACTCATGCAGTTACTTTTTACAGTTCTTGCAGGTTTGCTCTTTGGTCTTTTCCTTTATGACGCCTTGATGGCTCCCATTAAACGCGTCAGGCAGATACCCACAGAGATCTGGCTTCGTACTCGTATCCTTTCAACTTTTGATAAGGCTTCTGAGGAGTACATCTATCTTGATCAACTCTTCAAACGAGCAACGTTGACAGACATACCTACATCTGCTCCGAGTGTTGCACCACCTCCGTCGCCACAACCGGCTGAGGTGAAGATTACGCAGGAAGCGGCTCAACCCCAGCGTAATATTGCTCCAATTAATCTTAAGCGGAGCTATCTTTCCTTGGTTTTCAAGGATGCGTTAGGAAATGAAACGATCATCGGTGGTGCCACCAACGTCACCGGAGTTGGGATAGTTTCCGCAGCGCATGTTCACAGAGAGGCAGTCGGAGGCGTCAGCATGTCCAATGGTACGGCTGATTATTTCTTTAGAGATGCCGACGGCGTCGTCCATAAAGTGCAAACTAAGTGGATTGACTATACTCGTGATGTTTGGGTGTGTAAGGCACCCCCCCAACTCGATTCCATCCCTGAGCTGCCACCGAACTTCGATATCACCAATCTCGATGTTAGTGCAGTTAATTCGAAACTCACCGATACGACCATCGGTAAGTGGAGAAAAGTTGACGGTTCTAAGTTCTTCTACCATAAATTGCATTTGGTTGAGGGAGACTCAGGCTGCGGTATCGTCGTTCGTGCTAAAGAGAACAAGACTTACTATCTTGGTCTTCACGGAGGTAGCCGCGGTCTTCCAGAGTCTACTAGAATCGAAAACTATGGCATACTTTTGTCTTCTTGGATTGGGTTAATGCGATCGACAGAGGGTGACGTGGCGCTCGACGAGAAGAGCCCCATGTTCGCCAAAGAGTATTATGAGGCAAAGGAGAAGTCCTTGGATGATGCCAATACTCAGTCGCTAAGTGATGAGTTGACCAACTTGTCGCTTTTGGATAGCACTGAGGGGTATTATCCCGCCAATGTCTCACAAGAAGTGCTCGCACCTCTCGTTACTGGCTACGTTAATCAGATGATAAACGCAGTTAAACACATGGTCCTTCGTGATCGTGATGGTCCTAAAAATCTCTTTGTCAAGACTGAAAACGGTCAAGAGGTCTTTAATTACGGGCTCTGTACACTTTACCACGACCCGAGTCATAGGTTGTTTGTTAAGTTACCGAACGGTAAGATAGTTTTCTTCCGTTGCCAACCATTTGGTCCCGTGTATAATGAACTCATGATCAAGAATCCTGACAAATGGGCTTCTGTTAAGCCCTGTTACTCTCGTGCGAAGATTAACCCGCAAGGTCAGATTGAGTACGAAGTTATGGAGGTTTCTCATACCCCTATTTTACATTGGGGTGATGAGCCTGAGGATGATACAGTAGATGGCGACATTTCCGTTCACCAAGAGGCCGCTAAGTTTCTTGAAACTAAGCGCTTGGCTGAGCTTAGAGCAGAATCCAAGTCTCGGATTCCAACTCCCCCACCAGCAGCACCCCAGTTTGCAGCTGAGGAGGAGATTGCACGGGTTTTTACCAAATTACTCGATGCTCGCGCAGCCGCCGCAAAGCTTAAGCGTGAAGAGGAAGCAGCACTGAAGAAAGCTGCCCAACCTACACCTGCGGCGCCTAAACCTAAGAAGGAGAAGGCGAAAAAGCAACCGACTTCTAAAGTGGTACAGGAGTCCAAACCTACGCCTGCACAAAAGGCCGAGACTGCCAAAGTCTCGGTATTCAGTTCTGAGCTTTTAAACTAAAGTTGGGGGAGGTGCCTCTCCATCCTATGAAGTATGGATTGGCAATTAAAGAGTTACTCCAAAAAGAACATCCAAATGGGTTACTTTATGACAAACCGTTGGCCAGAATTAATTTTCATGGTAATGGCGAGTTTACACGTGTCGTTGATGACACTGTATACAAGGTAGCCTGGGTGGATCAGTATTTTAGGAGGAACCCTCCCCCCGTAACTTTGGCAGACTGGACGTTTGCCGTTAATGATCAGAATGATGAAACCTTTTGTGATAATACTTTTAAGAAGTTTTGTGAGTCTGCGACCGATAAGCGCACTTACATAGAAGCATTTGGGGATGAACTCCCCGATCTTATCGAACTCCTGCGTGATTGGGTGTACACTGACCTTGTTGGTAAGTGTCGCATCCGAGAATGGACAAACAGGGACGCTCCTCCTGAGGAGCAAACGTATCCTATGCGCGCCAACTCTTCAGCCGGGTTGCCTTATAAGGGGCTTAATTGTCCCCTGAAAGCTAACTACGCTGCGAATTTCCCAGATATGCGGGAACAAATTGAAAAGAACCACGAGTATGTACCTATACTGTTTAACTTCATAAAACGAGAACCTGTCAAGTTTTCAAAATACTTGGCTAAGGATTACCGTGGTGTTCAATGTTTCCCCGCCGACTTTGAGGAGTTTCTGAAAACTATTTTCTATGATTTCAGTGAGCGCTCTAAGAATCCTGACCCTGATGACCGTCGAGGCCCTAGGTGGAGCTCCTATGGCTGGAACATGCATGGTGGCAACTTTAACACTTTCCATCATAAGTTGCATAGCTTCGCTTACCGTTATACCGATGACGCGAGCAAGTTCGACTCGCGACACAGAGATTTCATGTTCAAATTCTTCCTCTATTTCTTCGAGGAGATCCTTCTTGATCCCCGGGATAAAAAGAACCCACGCTGGTTGTTCTTTAAGAAATACTTACGTGAATCCCTCAACGTTTCCTACGTTGTTGACGAAAACGGTAAGGTGTGGTTTAAGCTTTCAGGGTTGCCCTCTGGCATGCCCTTTACCACAGCCCTCAATATTTTCTTCCACGTTGTTTATAAGATCGTGGTGTGGCTCCGTATGGGCTACACTAAGTCAGAAATTAAGGCATTTCTGGTCAAGCTTTACGGTGATGACTCCGGATGGGGTCAGCACCGCCAGCTTGATATGCAAGTGTACAAAAAGCACATGGCCGACCTTGGTGTTGTTATCAAGGAGATGGCTGAGTACTCTAAGCCTTTCGATAATACTGGCTTTGCCTTCCTAGGCAAAGTGGCACATTTGACTAAGCATGGTTTATACTTTGCTGGTTGTGCCAATCCAGGAAAGATGTACGCTAACTTACTTTATTCGACCAAATCAAACGACGCTACGAAGACTCATTTCTGGGAAGCTACCCTTTCACTTCTTGGAGAATTCTGCATGGAAGGCAAAAACTTCGATTATATCGAGGCAATGCGTTTTGCTTTCCTGCATGATGTTCTCGGAGGTGTCGAACCTGACCTCACCAAGGTCAGCCAGACTTTCGCTTTGCAAGCCCAAAAAGGTGATGATGATGAGGTTCTAACACCTGATCAAATCATGGCGGCTTTGCCTCGCCAAGCCTGTAGAGACGAACTCATCTCTAACTTTATTGGTATGAGAATCCATGGAGTTCGACAACACGCCATTAATATGTGTATCCCCCCTCTTCATTTCAATGATGAGGTCCTCGAAGGATATGTCCCACAGCCAACGCCTACTTTTGCAGATTCGGTGACGGCACTTAACAACTGGGACAACCCGATTATGGCTCGGATTGGACAAACTTGGGCTGACGGTGAACCTATGCATGTTGACCGTGGCCCTTGGGATCGTCAAGTTGCTGATGAATTTCAGTCACAATGGGATGAGGAGCAGGTTGTTCCCCATTCGATTGAAGAAGTTTGGTCTTCTTCTGACTCTTCCTTTCCTGAGCCTGTCTTTCCTTATGAGGAGATTCGTGCTGATCATGGTATCGCTCGCCAAAGCTTTATGCTCGGCGTTGGTACTAGCCGCTACATCTATCGTTCGGCCCAGTCGATTGGTAATTGGTTCACTATTGTTTTTGTCATGTTACTTCTCTTGCTTGTTCTTTCCATCGGCCACGCCGAGATGCTGCCTAAGCAAACAAAACTGAAGTCTCAGAAAATTGTCCCGGCTAAACTCCGGGTTCCCCACGCTACTTCTCTAGTTAAAGCTGGGGTTAAGCACGTCGCGAAGCTCGCTAAGCAACATGTGAAAAGTCCTCCTCCTGCCTGGATGGAGGCAACTAAGGCACTCGTGACTGCGGTTCACAAACTGCAGAAACAAGGTGCTGAGTCAAAGACGAAAGAGTGGTGGGAACATGGCATTGACATGATCCTCCATGGTAGTAACGTGATGCCTTTCTTGTTGAAACAAAAGTCACCCATG